AGCGTTCGCGGGCGACATCCAGGCCACCCTTGATTTCATCCCGGTCCACCAGTTCGATTACATCGCGTGGTATCGCGCCAAGGCGGGGGAGATGTCGGTCTTGACGATGGCTAGATACTGTGAGAAATTCTACGGCAAGTTCAACTCTTAGCCCTATCTGATTTTGGGAAGCGCCTCAGCACCTAAAGCACCTCCGCCTCCGTCGGCCCCGCCTACGGAGTCTCAACGTGATCTCTTGATCAATAACCGGAACACCCAGCGGAAGAACAAGCTCCGGTCCACTCGAAGAGCCTCGTTGCTAGCAGGCGCCGATCCTTCAGACAAACTATTTGGTGCGAATACTCTCCTTGGGGGAGAGGGTGGTGGATACACTACGCCGACCGCGGCTTGGGGTGGTGTTGCTCCCCCGGTTGCCTCTTCGAGTAATCCCTACAAGAGGAAATGACCGGAAACCAGCTAATCACGCTCTACGATCACTTTGATTCGGAGTTAGGTACGTGGAGGGCCTATTTCCAGGACCTCTCGAACTATGTCATGCCCCGCATGACAGTGACAGATACAACGTCGAATCCCGAGGCGACTAGGCATTCCCAACTGTTTGATTCTACGGCCACCTTGGCGAACCTGACGCTCGGGCAAGGCCAGATGTCGTTCCTCTCGCCGATCGATGAGCAGTGGTTTGAGTTCCAGCCACCCTACCAGCTCCGCAATAATGACGACGCAATTGGTTGGTATGAGGAGTGCTCGGCGATTGCTTTCGAGGAATTGGCGCTATCCAATTTCTACACGGAGATTCATGAGATGTATCTTCAGCGATCGGGTTTCGGGACCGCGGCGATGTTTAATACGACGCTCAATGATAAGCTCTTCTTTCGCAATTATGATATCGGCACTTACGCAATCGGCGAGGACTCCAATGGATTCGTCAACAAATTCTTCCGTTGTTGGAAGGTCTCCGCGGCTCAGTTCGCGGAACTCTTCCCGGACGCTCCGATGCCTGAACGCGTGGCAGCTAAGCACGGGACTGCACGGGAGAATGATGAGGATTTTGAAATCGTCCATATCATTATGCCCCGTAAGGAGCGTGATCCGTCCTTAGACAACGCGGAGAACCAACCCTTCGCGAGCTACTACCTTTTCAAGTCCACTCAGCAGATCCTCAAGGAGAGTGGTTTCCGCTCGTTCCCGGTGATGGTGACCCGCTATCTTCGGTGGAATTCGTTCTTGACGGGGGCCTACGGATGGTGCCCGACTTCGATGGCGATGCCCGACATTCGCCAGGTCAACAAGCTCCAGGAATACATGGATGTGCTGGCGGAGATCGCTGCGTTTCCCCGCGTCTTGGTTCCTTCTGATTTGGACGGTGAAGTTGATCTTCGAGCGGGCGGCAAAACTCAGTTCAACCCTTATTCCCAGAACGCGCTCCCCCAAGAGTGGGCGACTCAGGGACGCTACGACGTTGGCAAGGACCGGATTGAAGTTCGCCAAAAGGCAATCAATGATGCCTTCCACGTTGATCTGTTCAAGATGTTTGCCAGCCTCGATCGTGGCGCTCAGATGTCCGTCCGGGAAGTGATGGAGCGATCGGGTGAGAAGCTTGCCCAGTTCTCTCCTACGTTTACTCGGTTGATCAGTGAGGGCTTCAATCCTCTCCTAGAGAGGATCTTCAACCAGCTCTTGGACATGGGGAAATTCCCGAACCCTCCGGAGAGTATTGTTCAATTTGAGAATGATCAGGACCAGAGTGGCTCTGTGCCTAGTCCGAGTGTCCAATACACCTCCCGCTTGGCTCTCGCAATCAAGGCTATCCAGAACACGGCGGGCATCCAAACGCTAGAAGCTCTGACGCCTATCGTGCAGATCGATCCGTCTGTTCTGGATACATTCAACATGGATGCCTTCATCCGTGGCTATGCTCGCAATTCTGGCGTCCCTGAAAGTTGGCTCCGTAAAGTCGGCGAGGTGGAAGCCATTCGTGCACAACGGGCCCAAGCCCAAGCCCAGCAGGCTCAAGCAGAACAAGCATTGGCCCTCGCACAAGCTGGCGCTGCCGCTCCCACTCCTGAAGATCAACAACGTGTCCGCGATGTAGCGGGGTAAAATATGAAACCAGAACTGTCCGATAAAGAACAGCGCCGCAAGTGGTTGCAGGTAAACGGCCCGAAAGCGCTTCGAAGAATCCTCCATACTCCAGGTGCCGACGTGGCGATGGAGTTCATTGATCAGCTATTCAAGCCTGATCTTCCCGCCTTCATCATCCAGGGGGACCTCCCTCTAGACCCTCTCAAGGCGGCTGTCCGGGATGGCCAGACCAATGTCGTCCGGATGTTGCAGATCTACCACAAGCAAGGCCCGCCCACTGACAACGACGCACAACCATGAGTTACGAAATCAATAATCAAGGGGTCATCACCAACGGTGATGACAAAGTGATCGGAACATTCCAGGAGAGCCTGAGCCGGTTCACTTACGCGGATGACGAGTGTAAACGCTTCCGTGCCCCCGTGGCGACCTTTCTCAAGAACCTGGGTTTCCGGGTTACTTTGTGGGAGGTGGCTGGCAAGCAGGAAGACCCCATCCCGGAGTCGGAAATCCCACCTCAACCAAAGTGGAATCCGAAGTGGGGCGACAAGACTCCGAGCTATGTTCGCTGGCTCGAACGCTATCGCCCGGAGGAGTTCAAGGCCCTCTATGGTGTGATTCGTCGTGGCGTGGTCCCGGTCTTCGAGGACGGCGTAAAGGTTGGCATGAAGGAAACCTGGATCGCCAAGCGTAAGACTTGTTTGACGGACAAGGTGGATCTTCCAAATAATCTCGATCCTGATCTTTACGACTTGAACGCGGAGTGATATGAGCTTACTTGCACCAGAGGTGGCCAAGCCAATCGCGGAAAAATCTCCCCCGGAGCCCGGAGTTGTGACCCCTCCCGTGGATTCCACACCACCGAAAGTCCTGATTCCGGCTCCGGGGGATTCCCCATCCGCCCCATCCGCCCCATCCGCCCCATCCGCCCCATCCTACCGGGATCTCCTGGATGATGAAGGGAATTTCAAACCTGACGCGAACTGGGAGGCCGTCCTGACCCCGCTTCAGGTGGAGAAGCAGACGGCCACGTTCAAGAAGTACAAGAACATGCCAGAGCTTCTTCGAGGCATGGGCCACATGGCGGCGCTGGTTGGCACGTCTGGGGACAAGATCGCGGTGCCCAAGGAGGATTCTCCCCCGGCAGTATTGGCCCAGTTCCGCGAAGCCCTGGGAGTCCCCGAGACCCCAGCCGGTTATGGCATCACCAAACCGGACCAGCTTCCGGAAGGGCTTGAATGGAACCAGGAAGCGGTGGATGCATTCACGGCGCTTGCCCACAAGCACAATGCCCCCACGGCATTGGTGAAGGAGTTGCTCGCACTCGACACCACGTCGAAAGCGGCCCAGCTACAATCCTCGGTGGCCCAGCAAGAAGCAGCTTCCGCCCAAGCCCGGACAGAAGGACTGGCAGAGTTGAAGAAGGACTGGGGAGCGGATACGGACGCCCAACTTGTGATGGCGAAGCGGATGGCGATTAAGGAGGGGATCGATCTTGAAGACCCCGCGCTGTCCTCACCGACCACAGTCAGGCTGTTGGCCAAGATGGCAAAGATGGTTCGAGAGGACCAGCTCCCGCTTGATATCAAGGATCAGACCACAATGAATCAATCGGAAGCGATGCGCATCATGACGGATAAAGGCCACCCGGATTACGTTCGTTACCATAGCGGGCAGGACAAGGCCCTCATGCTTCGTGTGCAAAACATGTTGCGAAACGGAGGTTGATCGGTTAATCTGCGAGTCGCTAGGTAGGTCTGTGATGAGCTTACGCTGGTAGATGGGGCCCCCGGATATAAATCCGCGGGGCCTTTCTTTTCTGCTTGCCTCTTGGTAGTTTATAGACAACGTTATCGTCGAAAGAGAAATCTGGTTCGACAAGCCCGCTCAAAGGGGGATACCCAGCAATGGCCCTTCAGCGTGTGGATACCTAGGAAAACCTGAGTTCGATTCACTAACTCAAACCTAATATCCACGAATTATGAGCACACCTTCGCTCGTTATTCCGGATTTCTTTCCAACTCAGTTCGGGACTTCCTGGACGCACCTCCTTCAACAGGAGGAGTCTCGCTTGAAAGAGACTGTGAGCTTGGACTCAGATATCCGGGGTAAGGAAAAATCCTACAACCAGAAGGGTCTTGCCACCATGCGCAAGATCACCACCCGGAACGGCAAGACTATCGCCAGCACTACGGCAGATGAAAAGCGCTGGATTCGCACAGAAGCCTACGACGAAGTCACGCACTTCGACGAATGGGATCAAGACCTCCTTGGCGAAATCGCCCTACCTACTTCGGAAACCGTCCAGGCCCATGCCATGGCAGCGGGCCGAACGATGGACCAAGTGGTGATCGATGCGGCTTCTGGCACAGCCTACACGGGAGAGACTGGCGTCACTGCCACGTCGTTCTTGGCGGCTAACCAGATCGCAGTGAACTATGGCGGGGCCAACTCTGGCCTTACCTTGGCCAAGCTGATCAAAGCCAAATCGATCCTGGGCATCAACGAATCCTACGGCCAGAATGGCAACAAGAATGACAAGCTCGTTCTGATTGTCACTCAGAAGCAGTTGGATGATTTGCTCACTGTCACTGAGGTGACCAACTCTGACTACGCTGCCGTCAAGGCCTTGCAATCTGGTGAGATCCACGAATTCATGGGCTTCATGTTCAAGCGCACTCAGCTCTTGACGTTGAACAGCAGCACGGACGTTCGCACGTGCTTAGCCTACGTGCAGTCTGGTATCAAGTTGGGCATCACCACGGAGCGTTCAGTGAAGACCGTCATCCGTGATGACCTCAATGAAACGTTGCAGATCCGCACCAAGATCCGTCTTGGCGCGACGCGCACCATGGAGGAAAAGGTGGTTGAGATCGCTTGTGACGAAAGCCCATAAAAAACCAGTAGCCACCATGAGTCGACAACTCGCTTACAAAGACAGCTCTGAATATATCGGGGCGGCGTTGACTACCCAGTTGACGACGATCACAATCGCTGACGCGGCTGGGACCCCTGATTACGCCTTGCAAGCACTGACTACCACCACGCCTTACGGTCTGGCCACCGCTGCGGAAGCGATTTCGCTGATGTATGTGATCCAGAACCTTCAGGTGCGGATGGCTGAGTTGGAGGCTCGCTTGGTTGCACTTAACCTTATTGCCTAACACCCTAACAACTAACCTACTAACACAATGGCATTATTCTACACAGACATTGGGACGATCCAGAACGATCCTCTCCAGATCAGCAACAAACGGGTCAGCTCCCTTAAGGTGACTGGCAACATGCACAGCTCGGTGGTGGTGTACACCTCAACGGCTGTTCCAGTTGACGAGGACTATATCCGTCTTATCAAACTCCCACCTGGCATTATCATCCATCCGCACTTGTGCAGGTGGAAAACCAGCGTGTTGCTTGACTCCGCCGCGGTCAACCTCGTTATCGGGGATGACCACGAGTGGACGCACATCACCCCCGATGAGGATCGCTACATGCTGTCTGTTGACGTGGTTGACGCTGATGACCAGTTCCAGTGGGCTCCTGACGGAGCCGCGGTAACCGGTCCTGCGGGAGCCGTGACCCCTTACGTCACGACCAAAGCAGGTTGGATTGACGCTCGCATCAAGACTGCCACCGGCGCTCTTGCTGCGGGTGGTGTCATCACCTTCTGGATTTATTGGTCAACAGTATCCTAAGGATTCGTCGGCATTCACTGCTAACGTGAAGGGGTCTAGGTTCGGACAGACCTAGGCCCCTTCTATTATCATGGCCACCTCAGTAGACATCGCAAATTTCGCCTTGGCCCGAGTCGGGTCCTCTGCAATCATGTCCTTGACGGACGCTGACGACGAGAACGCTCGCGTGGTGAACCGGTTCTATGTGCAGGCGGTCAAGGAGACTCTCCGGGCGGCCCAGTGGTCGTGCGCTACCCACCGACAAACGTTGGTGCAGCTGACGGAGACTCCGGATTTCGGCTACGATTTCTATTTCCAACTCCCGCTCGATTTCGTTCGGGCGATCTATCTTAACAACACGGTCGTCTGGGACACCATAGATGATTGGGTGATCGAGGGGGACCGCATTCTCACGGATGAGACCGACGTGAAGCTGGTCTATGTCCGATTCAACGAGGACGCCAATTCCTACGATGATCTGTTGGTCAATGCGATCACGGTCAATCTGGCGGCCAAGATCTCGTCCACCCTGACCGGGGATACCTCCCAGACTGGGAACCTACTCCAGGAGTACGAACTGGCCCTTGCGCGTGCGCGGACTAGTAACGCCCAGGAAACCAGATCCAATGAGGGGCATCCATTGCAAGCGATCGTCGGTCGGTCCGACTTGCGCAATCGTCGGTTCTCCTCTCCATTAGGATAACATGGCGACGAACCTCCAGCCTGCATTCACCGCAGGGGAGCTGTCCCCCTATCTCCAGGATCGCGTTGATCTGGAGAAGTATCGCTCGGGTTGCACGACGCTCCAGAATTTCCTTTTAACGCCTTACGGCCCCGTGCGCAAGCGTCCGGGCACCGAGTATATAAACGGCGCAGTCTCCAACACGGTGGCGTCCCGCATGATAAAGTTCCAGTTCTCCGCGAAGGTTGGCTACATCATCGAGATGTCCACTGGAGTGCTGAATTTCTATGTGAACCGGGCCAAGGTGGCTTCCACCGTGGCGCACCCGTATCTTGATTCGGAGTTCCGGGAAGTCCAGGTGGCCCAGCTGAATGATGTCATGTGGTTCACTCATCCGAACCACGAAGTGATGAAGCTCTCCCGCACGGATGCGGGGGTGTTTACTCTGGCCGAAGTGGAATACCTTGAGCCCCCGCTTCGAGAGGAGAACACGCTCGACACCCACACGATGACCGCCGACGCGATCACTGGGACAGGGATCACGTTGATATCCACCCTACCAATTTTCGACGAGGATCACATCGGCGGTTACTTCCGAATCGGGCATTACCAGGACACTACTCAGATTACCCAGAGTCTCCGCTTTACAGGCACCTCCGCGTCGATGCCCGTCCGTGGGGACTGGGAGATTATCACCACAGGAAGCTGGGATGCCCGGTTACGGATTGAGCGAAGCGTCTCCAATGGTCCATGGCGCACCCTGAGGGAGTGGGTAGACACCACGGGAACACGGAATTTTACGGCTACCGGCACGGAGCTTAACCCGGAAGCGTCCTATCGTATCGCGGTCCTCAAACTTGGGACATCCGGATCGGATAGCAATCCACCGGAGCCCACTGCGATCTTCGAAGTGGTGAACCCAGTCCATTATGGGATGGTGAAGGTGACCGCTTACGCATCGTCCACCTCGGTGACCGTGACCGCCGTCCAGCCTCTTTCACCTACCAATGGCACCACGGCGACCGAACTTTGGTCCGAGGGGGCATGGTCTGATTTTCGCGGGCATCCTCGTACAGTGACTGGGCACGAAAGCCGCCTATTCTTCGGGGGCAATCGGGCGGAAGCACAGACCCTATGGGCATCTGACATTGACGCCTATGACACTTTTACCGCGCTGAATTTCGAGGATTCAGACAGCTTCAGCTACACGATCGGAGCGTCCGAATACAACGAAATCCAATGGATGGCCACCAGTCCGCGCAACCTCATGGTCGGCACCACTGGTGGAGAATGGTCGTTCTCGTCGGGATCGGAGGAACTCACTCTGACGCCTACAAACGCCCGAGCACGCCGCGAATCCGCTTGGGGTGCCGACCACATCCAGGCCATATCTACTTCTAACGTCATCCTGTTCGTAGAGCAGGGAGGTCGGAAGGTGAGGGAATTGGCCTACTCCTTTGAACAGGACGGCTTTATTTCGGCGGACCTTCTCCAGCTGTCCGAACACCTTGGAGAGGGCGGGATCAAGGAGATCGCGCTACAGCGTCACCGGGATACCACGATTTGGGCAGTGACCGGGGCTGGAAATTTACTAAGCCTGACTTACGATCGAGCGGCCAACATTGTCGGTTGGGCCCGTCACGTGACGAAGGGTTCTTTTGAGTCGGTCGCCGTCGTGAATACTGGTGGTGAAGAGGATGAAATCTGGGTGTGCGTCAAGCGCACGATCAACGGGGGGACTGTCCGATTTATTGAGTCGTTCTACCCCGATATGTGGAGAATGCAGGAGGACCTTGAACAAGATGATCTCTTTTACGTGGATGCTGGCGTTCGTTACAGTGGCGCTTCTACCAGTCAAGTTACCGGGCTGTCCCACCTCCTTAATGAGACCTTGGCGGTCCTTGAGAATGGGGCGAACACTCCCCTTCGAGCAGTGTCAGGCACAGGAACAGTGGATCTGGTGAACCCGTCCACTACGGTGATCCTCGGGATTCCGTTCACGGCGGAAGTTTCGCCGATGCCTTGGGAGACCGCCACGGAAGAGGGAACCAGCCAAGGCCGGGAGAAACGAATCCACGAAGCAGTGGTAAATATTTACAAATCAGGCGTGTTCAAGGTCGGCGTGGAAGGCGCCCAAGACCAGGTATATCTTCGGGACACCTCTGATCCGATGGATTCCCCGCCCCCACTAGCCACCAAGCAGATCTGCAAGGTGCTCCCTCGCAAAAATGATAAACGGGCGTATATTCGAGTTATCTCGGACGCTCCGCTCCCACTCACGGTGATCTCGATCGTAGCGAAGTATAATGTAGTTGGTAAATAGGATGGCACTCAAAGCAACAACCCAGAATCAGACGGTGTTCTTGGACAAGAGCACGACGCTGAACGAGCGTACCAATACTACCGCGCTTGATTACGCTGTTCTCGTAGAACTCGCGGTCATGAATGCCCACCTTGCGGTAACTAGTGGGACGAATTTCCGGCCACTATATGAAGTGCTTGGAAGCTTGCTTTCCGACGTAGACGGACGGATACTAGTAACTAACTTGTAGCCATGCCCAAGATATCCGAATTCACCGCCACCGCTACTCCAGCCTCAGGGGACTTCCTCATAGGCTACGACTCAGCCGTTGCGGTAAACCAGAAGTCTACCGTGGCTCAGTTAGCGCTGGTGTTTGCGGATACCCACAACGCCAAACAAACGCTCACTGACGGGGCTAACATCACCTACAATGCCGCATCGGGGCGTAACGCCAAGGTCACCTTGGCGGGGAACCGTACCCTGGATGCGATGACCAATCCCACCGATGGCGAGCGCGGAGTACTCACGGTGATCCAGGACGCAACTGGGACCCGAGGGCTTACGCTGGCCGCTGGCTACACCGTTGTGGCGGGGGCCGCGGCGAGCATCGCTTCCCAAGCGGCAGCGAAACGGAGTTGGATCGAATGGATCTATGATGGCGGTTCTTCAGTCGTGTATTGTTGGATCACTCAAGAGCCCTAAACCATGGATGTCGCCCCCTTTATCACGGCAATCACTGCGCTTGCCGCCGCGATCGCATTCATGTGGAGGATGTTCCACGTGGAACATTCACGCACTGCGGAGAAGCTGGAAACCCGGTGGCAGGAGTGCGAGCAAAAGCATGAGTTGACTAGGAAAGAACACAGAGATACTCAGAACGAATTGATGGTCGTGAAGGTCCAAATCGGGATGATCGAAGGCCGGATGGAGGGCTACACGAAGGCCAGGAATGATCTTCAGGACATGTTGATGGAAGCGAAGGGGACCACGTTGACCATCGGGAAGCCCACAATCACTGATGGAGGTTGAAATCTACGATCAGGATGCCCACTTCGACCTTCTGGTCCAGTGGTACCTGGCCAGGGGAGAGCCCGCCCCCATAACTAAACTCATCCCCAAGCTCACCGTTTTAGCTAAAGATTCGGCTGGTTACATCGCCTCGATCAGCTGCTATCAGGACAATTCCACGTGTGTCTGTTGGTTCGACTGGTTCATTGCCAACCCGGAAAGGACCCACTCCGCCATTGCCCGAGGGTCCAGGGTGATCCTTGATTTCCTGCTTGGTTACCTGCCGGGGGCTGGCTACAACTTATGTCTTGCGAATGTGGCAGACCCAAGGTTAATTAAGCAGCTAGAACGACGTGGTTTCTTCGTGACGCAAAGCCACACCCAAATTCTAGCAAAGCCCGTATCTTAATGGCAGAAATCGCTACTATTGCCGCGTATGCCGCGATCGCGAGTTCCCTTATCGGGACTGGGGTAGCTGTCTATTCTCACGTCCAGCAAGGAAAAGCTGCGGAGGCTACTGGAAAATTCAACGCCAAGTTGGCGGCCAATGAGAGCCTCCGTAAGGAAGCCCTCGCACGGGAGAACATCCGGCGAACCAGGGAGATGAACCGGCGTTACCTCTCCACCCAGAAAGCCCAGCTCGCGGCGTCCGGGATCACCCTCAAGGGAACCCCCTTAGCAGTGCTCGGAAACGTGGCGTCCTCACTCGAATTGGAAGCGCTGGATCTGGCCTTCAACGCTGACCAGGAATCTCGTAAGCTCAAGAGTCAAGCGGCCATGTTCAAGTTCGAAGGGGCGCAGACCAAGAAAGCTTCTAACATTCAAGCCGGGGCATCCCTTCTTTCCGGGTTGGGTACCGCTGCCGGGCAACACTCGGACGCTAAATCGTCCGGCGCGATCTGATGATTCGGCTACCAAATAGACAGAGACTCAAAGATGCGGGAGGCGATGGTGTCCAGCTATCCCTTGGCGCGAGCGCCGCCGAATCGCAGGCTTTCTTGGCGATTGGCCAGGCTCTAGGGAGCACTGGAGACAAGCTTTCGGCATTCTCCACCAAACTTGCCCGCGCAGATAACCTCCGCAAAGTGAGCGAAGCAGAGCTTTCGTGGGCGGGAGCGGAGGCGGAGTTCACCGTGAGTCTTCAAGGGGATCAGCACCCGGACCAGTGGCTTGGTCGTGTGGAATCCGTCATTGATGGGGCCAAGAAATCCATGGCGGGGACTAAGTATTCCCCGGAAGCAAAACAATTGATTGATTCCAAGTTCAATGAATGGGCGATCCGGGCTAAGGGCAAGGTGGCTCTCCAGGCTGCCACGGTCCAGGTGCAAAAGGCCCGTGAGACTGGATATCTCCGCGCCAATATGGCGGAGCAGATCGGCGATTTCGACACGGCGAGGGGTATCTACGAGGAGATGCGGGCCGCCGAAGTGGATGACCCCACCCGGATTGATAAGGTCGAGCAGGACATGCAGCGCAATTTCGAAGCGTCTAACATCGAGGCGACCTTATTTGGTGATCCCACCCAAGCACAAATCCTGGTGGATGGGGCGGAGCACCTTTCCCCTGGAGAGAAGAACGCTTTCAAGCGCAGGATCCGCACGGCCCAGAACCAGACTCAGGGGGAATACGCGGAGCAGAAAGCCTACGAGTACGCTCAAGGAAAGGTCCCCACCAAGGAAGAGATCCAAGCGGATGTTGAGGGCGGTTTGATGGACAAGGCAGATGGGGCCAGGTGGCTACAACGCATCGAAGCTGACCGCTGGGAAGTGGATTGGCCCAAGTATGGCGCGATGGAGGAAGCCGTGGGCTCTTACAATCCAGCGGAAGAAACTGCGGAGTTCGACAATATCAAGAAGCTTCAACGAGATATCCGAGGGAAAGCATTTCCCGAAGCTTACACCAACCGATTGCTTTCAGCGCTGGAGCACAACCGGACCCAGCGGGCGTCCAATCCGGCCCAATCTACTATCCGGACTTCGGTTACCTCTATGGTGCGCGGATGGGCTACTCCTTCAAAGGGGCGTCCCGGTCAGTTCGGGGCCAAAATGGATTTTCAAGGCAACGTGGACAAGTCGAGCGAGATCGCATCCGAGATTGAGATGTCCAAATTTCGAGATGCCCTCCAGGATTTCCAACGAGATAATCCCACGGCAAGCCACGCAGACACCACCACATGGGCAGTGAACTACCTCGAAGGGTCCGCCAACAAAGTGGGGGCGGCGAGGGCAGTCCAGCACATCAACACGGGAACTTTCGACGTGCCCGCCGATGTCAGCGATGAGGAATTAAACTCGCTCCTAGAATCCAGCACAGTGGAAGGGATACTGACCCCGAAACCAATCAAAGAGAAGCCGTTTGAAAGACGATCCCAGTTCGATAGCCGTGGACTTCCTCAGCGCTGATGCCTTTAAACCTCTCAACTGCGGATGCTCGCCGATTGCTGGCCCAAGGTGTCAAAGAGACTGATCCGGAACGGAAAGAGAAGTTCCGGAGCATCCTACAAAACCATACTTCGGAGAGGATCAAGGCTGGAATGGAGCCCTACAAGGAGACCGAGCAAGAACTTGGTGCTCGTTGGGATCGGACCAAGAAGGTATTCGCGGGGCTGGATCAATACACCAATCCGGAGATCAACCCAAATCCGGTAGTCCCCGGAGACCCTGAAGCGCAACGGCGCTTTGCGGCGACATCGAACATTGCCTACCTGGCCCAGACACAAGGGCTAGATCCGACCGATGCGGCGGATATCTACCCACTCCTTCGAGGACGCTACGCCCAGGAGGCCTTCGGAACCAAGGGAGACCCTGGGGATGAAGGGCTCTATGGGTTGATTAAAGGAGCCATCGACAAGGAGGCCAAGGTCATGGAGGCGTCCAACGCTGCCGCTGGCGGAGCGTTCACCAAGTCATTGGCCACCAAGAAAGGGGACAACTGGACTTCTGCCTATGCCGAATGGCGGCAAGAGAACCCTAATCTTTTCGACCGCGAGGACAAGAAATCGGAGAAGGCCATCATGGGCGCTTTCCGGTCCGCGTGGAAAGAGGCTCATGCAGACACAACCGTCCACCGTAAAGTTGCCCGCACTCTCCTATCGGAACTTCAAGTTACGAAGGATGCGGAAGGTAATGAAATCAAGCCCGAGCTGTCCGAGGATATCCTTCAAACTCTTCTCAACGGAAAGCCCGAAGACCGCCAAATTGTTTACACCATACTGCAAGGTGCGGAGAAGGGTGGAACAATTGAGACGGGAGCAATTGCGGATATACAGACAACGTTGGCCCGTTCTTTCGGCAACATGTTCGGGGCCGCTGGGGACATCAACATGGGACTCCACTCTCAGCGATTGGAATCGTTGCGTGCTCGACTGCGCCGCGGCGGAGCCATTTTCAAGACCGGCAACGATCCAATCTCGCTAGCGAATGTCAGCGCCGATGAATTAGGCGCGGGGTCCCGGATTGATCTGGACGCTGATGGGAATGCCATCCAGCGGAAGAAGGTCACCAAGGCCGAGGACATCAAAGAGATCACTCAGTTGGTGGGAGAGGCGGGCAACTATCTGGACGTGCTCCGGGAACTTCGGACCCTCGATCAGCAAACGCTCAACCCGATTACTCCGACCCACTTTGTTTCCCGGAAGATACTACATCCGTTCCTAGAACAGGCGGGGACGGTTGCTGCATCTATCGCACTGCCCAGTATGGGGCTGCCTACGGCGATTGCGGAGCAGCGAATCCAGGAACTCCGTGGCCGTGGAGTCCCACTGGACAAAGCTACTACGATGGGGAGGCTGTCGGCGTCGATTGAGGCCCCCATTGAATTCCTCCAGACGATGACCGGGCTACGTGGTGCCAAGATCCTCGGTAAGGTGGCCGCGGGCACGGCCCCAGCCAAGGCGTTCGTCAAGAATGTCGCCACCACTCTACTGGTAGAGAATGCTCAAGAGGCTGTCCAGGATGCGACCAACCTCCTGATCCAGGGGGTAGGCAGTGCTTTTTCCGATGACATGTCTGCTCCCACCAAGGAGCACTGGAAGGAATACCTTGGAGGGCGAGCAGACACGTTCTGGGCTCTCCTACCCTTTGGTTTGATCGGCGGAGGCAGTGCCACTTTCAATGATTTCAAGCAGGGGAAAGCTTTGCTCAGAGACCGTCGTGCTATGGTGGCCGTTGGACTGGATCGGGAGACCGCCGTGGATGTCGCGACGACTGAAGACCCGGTCATGGCGCAAGCTAAACTCCGCCAGGCTTACGATGATGGTAAGGTTGGGAAACCTGACCCCACAGCCTACAACGAAGCCCTCAAAGGACTTGCGGACGCTCACGAAGATATCACGATCGATCCCGAGTCCGGAGCGGTCACTCTTACCGACCTCACCACCGGGCAATCGGTCACCTTCCCCGACATTGAGTCCGCTCACATGGGCAGGGAGGACGCCCGCGAGGTATCCGCTCAAGATAATCTCAAGGCCATTCGTGCTGTCCAGAAGCGCTTTGAGAATCGCGGTCAGGTGGAGTATGCTCCGGACACCCTTAAGAAGGGGGAGAGCCTAGGAACCCGAGTTGATTCGGGGGAAACGACCACCGAGCAGGCTCGTCAACGGGTGCAGGCATTGGCGCTGGAGGACGGCCATGCTCTGGATCATTACGATAACCTCCCATTCTCTGCTTTCCCGATCCACGCTGAATCATTCTTCAACGAAGCCACGGGCCGGTTCATGGTGCGGATGGGTGAGGAAGGCGGGGTCAAGGCGGCCATTGAGGATTCAGCGGAAACAGTCTTCAAGAACTGGGATATAGCTGGTTACCGGACTATTGATCAATACCGGGAGTGGATAAGCCAGTTCCAGGCAATCAATCGGAAGAAATTCCATCTCCTGGATGACGTGGCCACGGCGACCAAGGAGGAAGTGATCGAAGCCATGTCCTCTCTTGCAGTGGGCTATGCCTACAACAAGTCGGCGGATTACAGTTTCGATTCTACCCTGACCCGTATTCTTCGCCAGTTGGCCGAACTATGGCGACACGCTACCCAGCGGGGGGCCTTGTTGATTAGCCAGTTCGAGGCAGGAGTCTTAGACAGTGATTTCCATTCGGCGATCGCTTCCGCTGCGGGACTGGACGCCCCCGCCCGCAAGCGGATGGAACCCGTGTTCCGCAAGCGCACGGCGGAACAGGTGATTGATGACCTTCGGAGTGATATCTCTATAGAGGTCTCCCGTGATACGGACCCCGATCCGGAGACCGTGGTGGCCGATGCGGACACGTTGCGTTTCCTTGACGCTATCCTAGTAGCAGTTGGCCCCAGGGCGGACCACCGCAAGGCGAAGAAGGTCAAGGGGGCAAAGCCCGTGGATGATCACCCGGTCCCTCTCCCTCCGGAAAGGGCAGACCTGAAGCCCGCCAAGGTGGAGGTGGTGGCCATTCCTGCCAGGGACAGTCTGATCCAAGAGATCAATCGTATTCAGGATCTCCCGTACGGCGCTCAAGATGAAGCCCGGATGGCAGAGGCAATGACCCAACTAGTCACCTTCGAGGACACCAAGGCGGGGGATATCGCCAAGCTCCGGGCTGATCTGGTGGCCCAGGGGTTCACGACCAAGCGCAAGTTTGGTGCGGAAGTATTTACTGCGCCTAAGCCGGTCAAGCCGGTTGAAGCTGCCCCTGCTCCGGGCACCCTTACCGGGTTGAAAGCTGCGGGCAAGAAGGCCGAGTTAGCCGCCATCAAGGATGCCTTAGAGCAATTCGCCAAGTATCCGGACATGCCATCGGGGGTTCCGACGGTCCCCAAGGTTGCAGATCCCCATAACCCTGCTAGCTTAGCAGACACGGTAAGAAAGTATGTCGAGTCCAACGCCCAAGCAGATTCAGCAAGACCAGCTGGACAGAGCGGTCAAAGTAAAACGAAGTCCGAGCGTAGAGCGGAGGCAGCAGCGCTTGCGCGATTTGCTCCGAAGCTTACCGAATCCGTTCGCCAAAGAGCCCTAAAGGCGTGGGAAAGTCAGCAAGGGGGCGCGGAGCATTTCGTCCATGCGGATGGGAGTGGCAGGATAATCAAAGTCCTCTATGAGGACTCCCTCCAGAATAACGGTTCGGTATTAGAATACCTGGAGAGGATCGCGCTGGGTAACCAAGTGCTTGGGGACGACGTTCGCGTCGAGGGAACGGACGCTTCCGGCAGGTTTGTGGTAACCAGTCAACGGTGGGTTGAATCAAAAGGAGATCCCAACGACGCCACTATTCGTAAATTCCTGGAGGATGCGGGGTACCTCCCCCTAGCGGAGAACCGTTGGTTCCACCCAGCTACGGGGGTCCTCTTAATGGATGTCAACTCCGGTAATCTTCTCGTAACTGATAAAGGGCTAGTCCCTATCGATGTGGGAACGGTCCCCGTCCAAACCTTCCGCAACTGGATTGAGGACCAGGTCGGGAAAGAGGAGATTGCCGAACCAGCATTCTTTGGAATGCTGGCCGAAGAAGACATCGATATGGTGGTGGATGATCGGGGCCTCCTCCCACCGGCTGCGGTGGTATTCGGCTCCGCCCCTACAAAGTCAGGGCTTGAGACGATCCAGGATGCCTACGCTACCGCGAAAGAGAAGTCCGGCTCCCCCTACAATTTCATCCCCATAAGTGAGGTGGTGTTCGCTTCGGGTCTTTCCATAGAGGACGTCCACAAAGCCATTAAGGAAGGGATTGCTGCGGGAGGTGTACAGCTTTCCATAGGAGAGCCCGCCTACGCGTCTAAAGAAGTCTTGGAGGCTTCCATACTCCTGAGAGATGTAAAGATGACGCTGGTTTCTGCTCCGAAATTAGAGACTACGTTGTCAATCAGCAGACCCAACAACCCGTTCATCCGGAATGGATTCACCAAGGCGGCGACCACTCAGGATGCCCTTGCCGTGATGGCTGTCCATGGCACTCCGGGACAACGGGAACTTGCCAGGCATCTCCAGAAAGCGGTACCTAAAAGCACTACATTCAATTTCCTCCCCGAGCTGGAATATACCTGGCCGGGCGGGAGGGTGTCCACGGATATCTCAGGGCTTTACTACCACGATACGAACCATATCGACTTGGCAAAGAAATACCCTACCAGCGTCTTGTCTGAGGCGATGTTACACGAAGCCGTGCACGCGGCGACCGCTAGCATAATCCATCGCACGCTTGCCGGAGACCCTACAGTTACCCCGGAACAACGTGCCGCGGTGACCAAGCTGGAGGAAGTCCGCAAGGCATTCCTGGCATGGGGGATTCACCACCGGATCGGCAATATTGGTAGGAAGGACACTCGGTTCACGGAGGCGTACGCGTTTAACTCGGTGGAGTTTCCGGCATGGGTGCTGACCAGCGACTTGCTCATGAACAGGTTCAACCTCGTTGCGTCTGATCCCGAGGCGATCATCCATAACAAGATCAGGGAACTTGTTGTGACCGGACAGATTACGCCGGAGAGGGGAACCGAGCTGGAAGAATATGCCAAACTGCTCAGATCAATGGAAGTGGCTCAGGGGGAATCCTTCCTGGGCTGGATCATCGATCTGATCGGGAAACTCATCGGAGCCACGACCACGCCAACAATGGAGGCGGCTTTCAAAGCGTCCATGGATCTCCTCACCGTGCAAGCTGAAGTCCTCGCCGCCCAAGAGGTAGGGACCACGTTCTCCATTGGCCGCCCTGAGATCGAGCCTTTACTGAACAAGGCCACCTTCATCAAGAACTTCAATGAGAAGGTGACCCGCCACGTGTTGGGCAAGATCTCCGCGATCGATGATAAGTGGTCTAAGAAGGTCCGGGAGGAAGAACTAGCGGGCCGTCCGATCAAGGATACCGCCGAGGTGACCCAGTCTCTCCGTCAATTGGACGCCCTTCTCCACCTGATCCCATCCCAGATCCGGGCCAAGATTGGCGGCCATATCCCCCTTTCCATGCTCCGGAAGGACGCTTCGAAAGCGCGCCTACTACGGGCCAAGCTCGAAGCGATGGAGCGGGAGCTGAAGATCTTCCTCAAGAAGAAGGAAATAGCCAAGCTAACCACGCTGGTAGAAAAGACCCGTCCAAATAACACCAAAGGTTTCGCCAAGGAACCCAAGGAACCCAAGGAAGTTGACCCGGATGCGGAGCCTAAGGTAAAGAAGGAACTCACTCCGGAAGAGATTGAAGCGCGTGCCGTCCTGGCCGCTGGCAAGGGCAAGGTTGGTGGCCACATCGCGGAGATGCTGGACCAGATCGGGGATGTCCTCAAGTTGTCCCCGTCCGAAGCAGACGCCAAGTTGGCGGAAATAGACAAGGCGTTGAATGACCCGGACCTGGACCCCAAGACAGATGTCTCAGCGCTGGAGAGTCTCCGGTTCCGACTGTCCCGATACGGCGGACTCTCTGAGGCGAGCTACGAACAAGTGGTTGATGTCCATACGGAAATCGCGGACATGATTCAGACTGGCCGGATTGAACGGGGCCAGATCGAATTCAGTAGACTGGAGCGGGAACGGCTTACCCGTGAGGCGATCATCAATCCCCTCCCTATCAAGGGAACCACGTCTAATGCCAAGGCGAAACGGCGGGAGGAAGAGGGTCAAGGATTCCTCAAGCGCACGGGACGGGCGGCGAAGGAGTTCGCCGATCTCCACATGAGCTTCGGCCAGGATTTGGATATTGCTTTCAATGGTGCCAAGGGATTGGTCAAGGCGTTCCTTCCGAAAGTCCGGCTCTCCACCACCCGGTTCACGGACGCCATGATCGAAGCCGGGGACACTTTCGAACTCGAACTTGGTAAACTCTGGGGGATTGAACGCACGGGAGCCCTGGCGGATATGCGCACCAAGCGGGCGGTGGACCTGAAGTTGGTGGAACTGCACGAAGCCAAGCCCACCGGGATCTCCTTTGACGGGATGGATGACCAGGTGATGGACCAAGCTGAGATGATCAACTACACGCTGATCTACGGGCAGGAACGCTACCGAAAGAATCTCGAATCGATCGGCTACACCGCCGAGGTAAACGAGCAGGTGGAAGCGCTCCTGTCCAAGGAAGCCATCCAGCTCCGGGCGTGGCTACTCGACAAATACAAGGAAGGTTACGACCGGTTGAACGAGGTCTACGAACGGATCAATGGTGTCAAGTTGCCGAAGGAGAAGAACTACGCCCCGGTCAGCTTCACCGCTACTGATTCTAGCACTAACCTACTTGACCCTTTCAGCAAGGAGCGCCATGCGGAGTTCTTCGCAGCATTCCTTCGAGATCGGGTGTCCCACACCAAAGCACCTGAGCGGAATTCCGCGCTGTCCGTCTATTGGGGACACACCGTGAAAGCCGAATACTATACCGCTTGGGCGGAGACAATCCAGTTTCTCCGTGGGACGCTGTCCCACCGGGACACCCGGTTGGCCGTCAAGGCCAATTCAGGCACCCATATGGATACGGTCCTCCAGACCTGGGTGAACGTGTTCACCAATAATGGGCACGCGAAAGCCGAGGGGCACCTTGCAAGTGGCCGCTGGTTCTCCCGTGTCCGCCGTACCATGGCGATCACTGGGCTGGCTTACAATATCAGCTCGATCATGAAGCAGTTGCCCGCCTTGGTGGCCTACGGAGCTTCGGATCTGAACTTCCGCGAGGCGGTCACTCATACAATCAAGACTCTCCTGTCCGCTCCGATCGGCAAGAGTGGCTACATGGAGATGCTCCAGAATCCGATTATCACTCGACGAATCAAGGGTGGGCACTCGATCGAAGCACGGATCGCCACCCGGTCCCACGGGGTTGGTCCGGATATTCTATCAGATCTGTTGGAGGCTGGTATAAAACCGTTGTCCTATTTCGATGCGGCGTTGACCGCGTTTTCGGCCACCGTGATCCAGAGCGCCCACACGGCCAGGCTCTCCGGGGACCAGCTGAATAGTCCTGAGGTGAAGGCCCAGATTCTCCGCGATTCGATCAACGAAGCGGTGAACAGCACGGCCCAACCGATCGAATTGATGGACCGATCCCTTGTGGAGATCACCAATCAGGAAGGGATTAGCTTCATGCTGTTGATCTTCCGATCGGAGCCCCGTCAGAAATTGGCGCTCCTAATCCGGGCAATCAGTGAGCTTTCCCACGGCAAGGACGTGGAGAAGAATGCGACTACCATCTTTACCGTTGGGGTGATCATGCCTTCTATGATCTACGCCATGGGCAAGATCTTCGCCGCCCAGTTCAGGGGCGATGATGAGGAACCAACTCTGGAAGATCTGGCCGCTTCGTGGTTGGCGGGCCAGTGGTCCGGGGTGGCCTTTTTCGGGGAGGCGATCGACGCGGGCATCGCGTTGTCTTTCGGACACACCGCGTTTACTCGATCGGACAATAAGGCGCTGACCGGCACGGTGGACTTTATTTCCGCTATCAACAAAGGCTCACTCTCTGCCGATCTGTCCGATCCGGATAAGTTCATCAAGTCTGCCAAGGTATTGGGGAATGCAGCTGCGGGCTTGCTTGGGGGTAATTTCTCCGCGCTTCCCGTGGGCGTGCGCATCGCCGAACAGGTTCGGGGCTTTGAGAATCCCCTCACCGGTGAGAGCTTGAAAGAACGCTTTGAGAAGGAGACCAAGAAATCAGCCACCACAATAGAGAAAGAACTGTGGGGGCAGGAGACGGAACTTGACTACATTATCCGGACTTCCACTGTGGGTGACGGTTCCCGAGCAGAGCTGATCCACCGCTCCCTACAGCGTCTTGACGACGACGAAGCGCGCGAACTCCTGCGCAAACGTTGGGTTGATATGGAACTAATTTCCGCTACCGTAGAAAAACAATTGAAGGCCCTTAAGTAATGATCACCACAACCGCCCGCGCAATCAGCTACACTCCCGATGGGGTTCAGACGGTGTTCGAATTTCCTTACGCGGTCATCGCTAATGAGCACCTAACAGTTACTGAAGACGGGGTGGTCGTGACCGCCTTCCTGGTTTCGGGCGCGTCGGATACTGGGGCCACAGTGACCTTCACCACGGCACCCACTGCCAACTCCGTGTTGGTGATCTCCCGGACCACACCGATTACTCAGTTGGTGGACTACGTCCCGAACGAGGCTTTCAATGCGGAGACTCATGAGAACGCTCTCGATAAGCTCACTCTGATACTCCAGGAGTACTCGGACGATCTGGACCGGGCAATCAAAGCCCCGGTTGGGTCCACCACTCAGACCAGGATTACCACCGCATTCTACGGGAAGTTCCTCGGCTTCTCTGCTTCTGGGGACGTGGTGGCGCTAGATGAAACCGTTGGCGGCACCGGTGGGGGCACTTCTAATTTCGATATGTCGGACGCTGGGGACCTGGACGTGATCAACGTAGCAGCTACAGGAACAACCACGATCGCTATCCCTAATACTGACACGCCAGTGTTTGGCGCTATTGTTACCGCTTCCGCAGGAGCAGGATCTTACACTCACTCAATCAAACTACCCGCCCCTGGCAGCGCGGGACAGCGGGGCTTCATCCGCTTCCTAATGGACTCGGCAAGTGCGAATCCTGCCCTCCGGGTGGTGGATAACGCGGATGCTGTTGTGGCAGGCACTCTGATTACCGCCTCGGAAGGGGAATATCGAGCGGACATTCGGGTAGTTTCGAACGGGTCTACCTGGGCGCTGGACGGGGTCACCTTCGGGGACGTTGGTTACGACCGTGCGCAAGGGATGACTTACAACGTAACCACGTGGGCCGAATTGGTGACCGCCGTTGCCGACTCGGGTAACGCCGTGATCTTCATCACCAAGACCATAGGTGGCCCGGACCGGTTGGCGATGACGATCCCAGCCACACACCGATTGATCTTCGCCAAGGGGGCGGCGATGTCCCTCACCAACTCGTTCGATGATGGCAACATTACGATCAATTGTGAGGTGATCACGGGGCAGAAGGATCAACTTATCTTCATCTCCGCAATGCCCGGCACGGTCACCGGATCGTTCGGCGGACAGCCCCGTAATGTGGCGTGGTGGGATGACACCACCGCACTCTTAAACAACGCCTACCCGTCCAGTTGGCGTGAGATCCAGTGTGCTGTATGGGCGGCGCCATGGAGCACTTCGACCGCCACCCCAGTTACCATAACTGCACTCAATGATACGACGAACGTACTCACGGTTGCCGACACGAACGAGTTTCGTGCGGGTGATATTGTTTTTCTTGTTGGTGGTACTACTGTCCCTACTGGTCTAATCAATGGAAGGCCGTACAAGGTGATCAATGCCACGGCGGGCGCGGGGACTACTCTCTCCACTTTCCAGCTCGCTGTTGGTCCTTCGGGCGTAGCCGCCCAGTCTTTCAGTGCGGGGGGTTCCCTGGACATCACCGTAGTCCGGGCGACATCCACCACCAGTCATGAGGTAATTCTGCCTAAAGGGAACGACGCCACCTACACCTTGGCCAGGCCGATTGACATGGCCAACACGGGGGCGATCCTGGTTGGCAACAAGGGGACGATTATCACCGACGACCAGAAATCGTGGCAGGTAAACACGATTGAGAACGATCTGTACCCAGCCGGTTCAACGGTAGCTTTCACCGGGGCGACCACGGTTGTGACGGTCACCGCGCACGGCTACACCACGGGCGACATCATCGAAATGGTGACGCTCACCACCGCTGGAAACCTCAACCTAACCGAAGCTTGGTATGCCACCGTCACCGGAGCGGACACTTTCACTCTCGCCACCACTTATGGTGGGTCCGCTATCACCGTGGGAACAAGTGCCGGAACTTTGCGCCTTCGGGCGGGCCATGCGCCGATGGTTATTCTTGGCGAAGCTGGGCCGGGAACTTGGTCCGCCTTGCCCACTGGAATTCGAGACCTTACCCTCGATGCCAACGAGCTTCCTGGAGTCTCTTGTGTCGGGGCCCGAGGACAAATCCCCCGAGGGTCCTACGTCCGAGACTGCGAGCTGAAGAAACCTGGCCGTCACTATGTGGGCTGGCAGAAAATCTGGGCAGCTTCCCCAGGCTACGCACTGTCCAATGATGTTAGTGAGCTGGAGATTTCCAATTGTTGGATGACTGGGATCAATACAACCGGGTCCCAAGAAGCCATCCCGCTACACCTACCTGGCAATCGATGCATTGTCAGTAATTGCGAGATCGCGGGGGATGCTGCCATCTCACGTCGGATTGTCTACGGGGCTAATAAGCTTGGCTTGTCCTTCCGTGATTGCCATTGGTCAAACGCTTACCACTTCCTGGACTTCGTCAACCACGCTCAGTATCTGTCCGCCCACCTAGACAACGTCAGCGGAGCCGCAGCAAGCGGGGCCACCGTGGAAGTCACCGACTGCACTTCGAACGTCTTCACCGCCACCGCCCACGGGCTAGCTGATGGGGACTTGATCATGTTCGAGGGTACAGGCACCACGCCTACTGAATGGGTGGACGCCAATGGCTACATCGTGCGCGACGTTACCGCGAATACTTTCCAGGTGACCGACTTCCCGGGCGGGTCCGCGTTCGCCTTTACTAACAGCGCTAACAACTTCACCACACTTGATCCCGGCGCGGTCATCCGTTGGTCTTCCTCCCAGGCCACCGCCAAGGTATCCGCGTATAATATTTCGGAGTTCGGCACTGGGGCGATTATCCTTGATGACACCACGGCATTCCGCGTAATCACTGGGGGTGACGATCGTATCCTCACTGCGGGCCACCGCCGGGGTGACTTCCTTTCATGGGGATCTGCGGGGTACACCGTGATCTCTGATGGAGTGGTCCGAACTCAGGTGGTCATCCTTTCCGAGAGGGACACCCAGTTTAGTATGCCCGTGATCGATGAAGAAATTGCTCTCATGCAGTTCAATACTACTGGTCCGGAAAGGTCCTTCGTAATCAAGATGGAGAGCGGATCGGCCACCCGATGGAAATTCATCAAAGCCAGTCTTTCTGCTGCTTCCCCCACCTGGACGGGTGAAAACACCGACCCTGAAGTCTAACCAACCACCACACCGCCATGCTACGCGCTACACTCACTTCCGGCACCACCTCGGCCACCGCCGAAGGACGCTGCAATTCCGCCGCTGTCCAATACGGGGGGACCTTCTCAACGGGAACGGTCACCATTCACGCACGCCCAAATGGCGTGGCTACTTTTGAGGCGCTCACCGGCACCGCATTCGCGGAAGCTCAGTCCTTCGTGATCGATGTGGCGCCTACCTGGGAACTGAAAGCCATCATCACGGGTGCAGGCGGGTCCGATTCAGTCACCGTGTCCATCGATCGCATCGTTCAGTAGCCATGGCCATTGCTGGTAGATGCGGGACTTCCCTACGGACTACATTACGCCCCACGTTGCGGGGGTGCAACACTGATTGGGAGTTCCTCCTTCCCGGTGCGGTTGACCCAACAGACGCGAGTAGTCGCTGGCGAGCTGACTCGTACACATATTCAACCGGAACGCTGCTCGACACAGGGACCAGTGGTTACAATCTGGTAGCCGTTGACCCAGCGGACGAGAGACCAACGCTTGTCACGGAGTGGAGTCCTAGTGGCCTCCCGGCCATGCTATTTGATGGCGTGCAAAACCGGCTTCAGCACGAGAATGGCGCTAGCTCCCCTGGATATACGCGCCGTGCGCATCCGACAGCTTCGGGTGCGTTTGCGGCCATCTTTGTCGGCGATATGACTAATTTCTCTACTTATCGCTACATATTTTCTGAGGCGTGTGACCCATCAACCGGTATTTGGCTTACCAGTTTTCTGGTAGGGGCCTCGGGCGAGATTCAGATTCAGCGGTTCGGGGGAGCTGGCACGGGCAGTGCGCTCACGGGAAATGGTTACATCACAAATGGCGTTCCTTTCGTGATGGGTGTCCGTGTCGAGTCGACGCTCTTGACCCTTTGGGTGAACCGAACCAAGATCCTCAACGCTGTTGCGTTTGACGGGAACAATCAATCTTGTTGGTTATCTAGGCGTTCTCTGGGTGCTCAGTCAACTGGGACAGGGGCTGGCAGCGCCAACCAACCATGGCTTGGACACTCCGCAGAGACCCTTTTCTGGAACGCCGCAGTATTCCCTTCAGAAGCGGTATTCGGAACCTACATGGATTGGTGTCACAACTACTACGAGATTCCCTATTAATCCCTATGAGGCCATTCCTTCTCTTACCGCTCTTCCTCGCAGCTTGCGCGAGCCCACGACTTCCACTTGAACCGGTCAGCGTTCTGGAGCTGTCCGCGATCCGATCGGAAATCTCCGCGGATGCTGTAGACGTGCCCACCCCGAACATCAGCGCCCCATTCAACAAGGCGTTGGTGAATCTACTTGGCCCCCCCACGGAAGACGCTAAGGAAATCTTCGCGGGCTACAGTGTGACCGGGCATTCTGTCTGGTCGGACAATTGGTTGAGGGGCTTCGATTTCAGCGGGGTGGCTTGGGATAGCACCCGAGCAGGGACCTTGATCACTCCTAGGCATGTCATCATGGCGAAACATTATCCAAGGGCAGTAGGATCAAAGCTTACCTTCCACCTCCCGAACGGAGACCCGTTGGTCCGTACGTTGGTAGACCGTCAGAGCCTCTCCATTACGGACGTGTCCATCGGCCTTCTGGACGAACCTGCTACGGGGTGTGCTGTCTACCCCATCATGGCTCCCGGCTACGACTGGGAGAAGGCCCTCTACGGCGCTTACGGCTTTGTCTGCGACCAGGAAAGGAAGGTGCTGCTCTACCAGCTCACTCAGTTCAATGATCTCTTCGTTGGTCTCAGGGGATCGGACGACACCACGCCCGCATTCATGCGAGAACCTTTAATCTCGGGGGATTCCGGCCACCCAGCCTTCTTCCCCTACGGAAATAATCAGCTCATCTTGCTCACCTGTCACTGGTTTGGGGGAGCCGGAACTTCCGGTCCCAACCCTTCCGGAGAAATGATCAAGTCTGCTATAATCGACGCCGTCAATGTGATGGATGCCCGGAACCCGCAAGCATAGCTGGGAAGTCCACTACGTATTGAGTGACCCTCCCCGTAACGTCGCGTTCGATTCTGGGGTCCGACTTGGCCACCTTAGCGATCGTCCTTCCCAGGACGGCGACCCCAGGGAAAGTGGATTGAAAGGAGGCTTGGAATCCCCCGCTGGGGAAGGTCTTGGCGAACTCATACACGTCTGACGCGGTCACCGCTTGGGGAAATTCGTCTCCCCCGTTCTTTATCTGGGTCGCCATCATGTGGATTACCCGAATGATCATGTGATCCCGATCACTTGCCAGGTCCCCCGCTTCGACGATTGGTTGGAGAGACGGATCATGGAAAGGGAGGATGCCGAAACGCCCACACTTCAACTCGTCGGGAATCACCATGTCCCGTAGATAGGCGGCAAACGAAGGGAGTTCCTCCGTGATGAGCTGTTCATCGGACGGGTAGAAATCCATCTTGCCCGGCGTGGTTTCCACGTAGCTCATCTTGTCATATAGTGAACCGGTATGCGGGAGGGCGTCCAGGCTAGAGGAATCGCTGTTGCAGGCTATGATCAACCTACCGTGCCAGGTTATCTCAGTGGCTTCGGTAAACATCGCCCTTGCCCTCACTGTGTCGTCTGCCAGGGTTTTCTTCAGGTTGTCCGCGAAGGCCCTCCCTCTCGTTCTCCCGAGATCATTCGGAATGTCTGAGAGATACCAGATTGGCTTGGCGAATGCCTGCATGTTGAATGCATCAGTCCCTAAGAGGAATGCCTGCGGGTCCATTGCGCCCCCAAATAGGTTTCCCAGGATTCCACGGGCGAAGAAATTCTTACCGACCCCTGGAGGACCGATCATGAGCATCCCAAGTCCCCGGCACGGAAAGCCATTGGTGGCGCTGTGGTAGGCATGGGCGACCCATAAGAGCATATGCTCACGGACTTCCGGACGGAAGCAGGTCTCGAAGAACTCCGCCACCCGAGGGAAACCTTCCCCCCAGGCGACCTTTCCCTTAGTTGCTCGGATGGCTTGGACATCGCTGGTATTCAGGAAAAGAGAGCCACCATTGGTCCGGATAGGGCCAGGCTTGCGGAATAGGCACGGGCCAGATCCACGCACCCGCTGAGTTTGATTGATCAGCTCTAGGCCGGATTCCATGGCGCTGATGGTTTCCCCCTTTACCGGGATCGCCGTCAGACCCTTACTCTTGAGCGCAATTTTTATCGAACTCAGGGTCTCAGTCTCCCAGACCCCGTTAATGTTCCGCCAGTAGACCTTGCCTTCCTGGTAAATATCCTCTACCGCTTGGGCGGTGAGGGTGTCCAGAACTTCCCCCACCGCTTCTATCCCACACAGTCGGCGGTCTGACCAAGGCATGAACCCGTCTGTCCCAGACCAATTGTAGATCCCGTTTGTATATATCCGACATGCGGTTACGTTGTCCGCCTCGGGATCGTAGAAGCGGTGGTAGCGCTGACCTGGTTCGAAATCCTCCCAGACTATACCGGCGTGTGGGTATTTTTCTGATAAGATGGACCTGATCTTGGCGATCGGGACATCCTTGTCCTTGGAATATTGCCACCGATTACGGGTAGCTGCCATGATCATTTCCCTCAAGGATAGCAGGACCGTATTAGAGACTGGACGCTTTCGGATTGGCGACCAGTCCCGCCCGATCTCGAAGACATGGTGGGGACTGGTGACCGCCGCCATGTCTACTGTTCCGGGCAGCGATTTCAGACCTGCCTTGGAGATAAACGTGGAGATGAACTTGCTGTAGGCTTCCTTGCCACACACCGGGATCTCACGGTCAAACTCGTAATGCAAGTGGAAACCTGTAGAGTACGACCTGGAGATGAACTGGGGGAGATAGCGAGCTTCTACCACCTTCTCTATGTGCCGCTTCATGCTTCCCATGGACACATGAGCGTCGTCGATATCCACAACGATCCCGCCAAATAGAATCCCTGGGTTGTCGTGGCTAGGCCGCTTTGTGGGGTCCTCGGGCTTGACCAAGGTGATGAAGTAGCCCTCGAACGACACGTTGCTCCAGTTGTTCTTCTCCCCTTGGCCGTAGTCAGACAGCTGGTCGACGATATCTTCGGCTGGGGATCTTAGCTCCTCCAGCTCCTGGGTGGCCAGGTTCTTGAGGACTCGGTAGGTAATAGCGCTTTTTATGACCGCCATGACAACATTCTACTAATCCTTGTCATAATGTGCAACGATGCGTGGGCTACAAGACAGTGGGAGCTCCGGTGCCCAGGTTGGTGAGGTGCTCATGATCTCTTTCATCCGGGCAGCTGCCCAGTCTGCTTGATCCTCGGGGACTTCACAAATAATTTCGTCGTGAACATGGAGGACCACGTCCCCGATCTCCGCTTCGACCTCCAGTATCATTTCTGCGAGGATATCCCTACACATAGCTTGAATATAATTCTCGCATAGCTTTCCGCCATAATAGCCCGAAGCAGGCATTCCCAACTGGGCGTAGGCCCGGACTTCTGTCTTGCCCGCGTTCGAATCCGTATGGACGTGGACTTTACGATAGCTCAGGTGCCGCCCCGAGGGCAACTTGATGAACATGTCCCGGCCAATATGGTGTCGGATCATCGCATCGAAGTTGGCCCAGATGGCGGTAATCCCTGGGTTGGCTTCGCGGAACTCCGTGCACACCCGAACGGATTCCTCCCTCTCAAATTTGAGACGGTCTCCGGGTGTCAGGTCTGCGGACGCCCCTGGGATCAGATCCAGCCCCATTGATTTACAGAAATCCATAAAGCGATCGGCCCAGCACTGGTAGCCAAGCCCGAGGACACGGGCCTTGGCAAGCTTCCTTCCTTTGGGGTCCACGTCCGCCATCACACCGGGGTCCTTGTATCCCATCGTCCGCCTCGCGTGCGCCTCGTAGACATCCATACCACTTTTGATCAGTTCGAGCTGTTCCCAGTCTTCCGCCTTCCATAGGAGAGCCCGAGCTTCCACCTGGGCAAGGTCCCCATTGATGAAGACATGACCGGGGGACGCTTGGAAGACATTGCGGATATTCACACCTGCCACGGGGGCGGTGGAGAGATTCTGCATATTCAAGCCCGCCTCTCCGGACCATCGGAGCGTTGCCGCGCCGCCATATTTCAGGCTGGCATGTACCCGGTCATCCCGTCCTCGACGATCCCGAATTGATTTGACCACCTTCACCGTGCGATTCAGTGAGCGGTAGCGTTGCATGGCCTTGGCCGCCTTCACTTCAGGGCTGTCCTCGCCATGGAGCTTCACCCAAGCCTGGAAAATAGGGCTGGTCTTCGCCGTGGTGCGGGGTGGGGTCACGTCCAGATCATTACAGAGTTGCACCAACGCCTTGGGCGAGAGTAGGGCGATCGGTTTCCCCTTATCATCCCTCGTGCCGTACCAGGGAATCTCCAATTTGAGATCCTCGGTAGCCACGGACAGGTCCTTGATCGTCTCAATCAGCTTGGCATCGTCCACGTAGATTCCGCGGTGGCACATCTCGCCGGTATGGGCGGAGACTTTCCGCTCGATCTCGGGCCATAGGTGCCCGTAATCCTGCCAGATATCCAGGCAGATCCTGGCATCATCGAAAGCGTAGTCCTCCAAAGATTGGAGTTCTTCAGGGGTCAAGTCCTCGGACATCCTGCCCTTCATCCCGTCCCGGATGTCCTTTGCCATCTCGACCTCATAGAGCCCCTTGGCAGCTACCTTAAGAGATCGACCCACGCCGAGGTAGGCGCAAAGATCGGCGGTACAGTGCCATTCCGCGGGGCCCTCACCTCCCCATTCGTTGGCGAGCCAGATTGACTTATCAAACGTGCGATTGTGGGAGACCCAAGTGGCCCCGGCGATGTGA